CTGAAGGCTGGGAGTTCATGATCCTGCTGAAGATGGTAAGAGGCCGTCAGGGTAATTATAACCGGGATGACTACGTAGACTTGGCAGCATATGGGGGCTTGCTAGGGGAGTGTGTATCTTCTAAGGCGGTGGTAGAAGTAACCCCTGGAGATGGAAGAGTTAGGACCTAAAGTGATAGGCTACAAACTATTACGTAAAAGGAAAGATGGATCTCTAGGTCCTCTTTTCATAAATAAAACTTTATGTATAGAAGCCGGTATTACTTATAAGGCCGAGGCCCATAAGACTAAGGGGTTTGCATTTAGACCAGGCTGGCACATATGTAGGGAGCCAGTAGCCCCTCACTTATCTAATAGGGGCCGTGAGTGGTATAAGGTAGAGTTCGATTTAATGGACACTATAACTAGACCGGAGTCCCAAGGTGGGGTGTGGTACCTAGGTAGCACAATGAAAGTACTAGAGAAAGTAGAATTATGAACGATTTACAAAGAATAGAAGACATGATGAAACTCCAGGGTACAATGAATGCCTTGGTAAATTCTGATTGGAGAACTGCTGAGTACAACTGGCGTGATGCTATAATGTTGGAAGCAGCTGAAGCGTTCGACCACACTAGTTGGAAATGGTGGAAGGATACTACTAAGGAACCAGACTGGGGTCAGATTAAGTTGGAGGTTATTGATATCTGGCATTTCGTTCTAAGCACAGCTTTGGAAGAGGAGATGACCGCAGAGAAAATCTTAGGGATTAAACCGTCTAATATGGAAACCTTAGGAATTAAGACCCTGGACCAAACAACTTTACGTAACATTATAAGGATATTGATTTCAGACTCGCTAGGCGGTTCCCATAATAGGCTCGTGGAGGATATGTATCTACTTACACATGCAGTAGGTATGTCCCTTGAAGACGTGTATAACCTGTACGTCCCTAAGAATGTGCTGAATATCTTCCGCCAGAATAATGGCTACAAAGATGGGACGTACCTTAAGAACTGGAATGCAAACAAGTTTGACCCAGATATGGTCATTGAGGATAACCAGGTCCTTACTGCTATAGTGGAAACTACTAAGCCGGAGTTACTAACGGCCGAATTTCTAATGGAGCGTTTAACTACTGAGTATGCAAAGGTTAAGGAGTCTAAGGCATGAGCATTATAAGTGTAAATGTAGAGTATGCTCAGGAGGAGGGTAAGATGATTATTACTCACCCCCTCATGACTGGGGAATTGGTATTCCCATGTGCCAGTGAAGAGGCTGGTAAGACCATGATTGAGGCTCTAAGCAACTCTACTATACAGGGGGTACTATCCACTCGTGGGTCTGATCCAATCGAGACCATACTTGGTTCTATTGGGGAAATAAAAGCCTCAGTAAATAGTATTGCTAAAAGCTTTAAGAAGTCTTGAAGTTTAAGGTTTGACTAGAAACGGGGCTAATCCGTTTCTTTTAGATTAAATGAGTACGGTAGTACTGGGTTTAATAGTAAAGAATCCTTTGATGAACTTAGACCTAATACCGGTTGGGTCTATTAGGAAAATATCGTAGGTACCAGTAGTGCCTCCATACCAAGTTCCTACTAAGTTATCCTCAGCTGGTATGACTATAGATATAGTACCCTCCACCCCACCGAGAACTATACCCCTGGCACTAGTACTGGTGGTACTATCATAAGTAATAGGTATAATAACACTGGACTGAGAATTGTAGCCAAGACCTTTAACATCCATCCGAGCAGTATACCCAGTCAGATCCTGAGGAAGACCGGTGGAGTTATCAGTCATAGTGAAGACCTGAGCGTAGTCAGTTCCTTCATCAACTTCTATATGATAGGTTTGTCTTTGTGCCATTATTGGATTTTAGTCGTTGCTGGGTCAGCCGTGCACTTATTCTTTACCGCTTCCAGTTCCTTAGTATATCCCCTGTATATCTCTAATTCAGATATGGCTAGACGTAACTTCTCGAAAGTCGTCATCTCTTTTTTAGCCCTATCAAATGGGTACTCAGTTGGTGTATTTATGGCTGGGGCGTCACACTTAACTGGGACAGGTATCTTTTTTTCTACTATCACTATCTCAGGTTTGGGACAAATCCACGTACACCCACTGAGGTTAATAGCCAGCAGCGCTAGTAAAAAAATAGTTAGTAGTCTTTTCATTTCTGTACCCTCTCCACCTTCTCCGCTTGACGTTTAGCTATGTATAGGTTAAATAAATCTGTGGTATTCTTATAGTCGTCTTTAGTCTTAGGTATTTCACTGCCGAATTGATGACTAGACTCATAGTTTCCCTTAGAGGATTTTTTAGCCTCATCTACAGCTATCTTAGCGTTATTGGAAATATCTTCCTGAGCCTTATTAAAGGTCTCTATGCTGGCGTAGCAGCTATCTAATAGGCCAGATTTGGTACTCACTGAGAGCTCTAGTTTAAGTACATCTTTATTTAATTGCCCTATCTTACCATATTGGTACCAGCACATAAGTGATAATGCCACTATAGCTAGTGCTATACCACTACGTATGTATAACTTAAACTGATCCAGTATTAACATCATTATTTACCTTAGTTTCTTTAACTCTATCCGAGGCCCTACGCTTCATTAGGGAAGTCGACATAGTATTACATATATCACATATATTACATATATAGGTAGTATATTTAAAGTATATAGGATACACCTTTATTCGGAGAAATATCCCAGCACTAATCAAGCCCACACCCATATTTGTTATTAGCTCCGCTGGGGTAGGGGGGGACCTCATACAGTATAGTGAAGAGAATGCTAATAGAATTAACCCCGCTTTGATTACCACCCCATCTTTTATTTTGTGGGACAGTATGGCCCCGGTGCATACCAGGAAGGTGACAGCATTAGCCGCTATATTTAGATATACGTCGATAGACATTTTATAACCCCAGCTTCCTTTTGATAACGTTAGATAAGTCGAATTTTTTTATGGTTTCTAACATAGCTCCACATAGTGATAATCCAAACAGGCCTATTAGAAAACCTACCGTCTCTTGATACGTGTTTAGTTTGAAATAATTTATGGTAGGGTATGCTAAGAAGTGAGCTAGGATAGCCCCAGAAACTACTGTCGTTACTTTTTCCCACGGGGATAGTGGGGGTGATGCAAATTTTAATGATACTGCAGCACCTAAGATGCCGGCTACTATCATCGCTAAACTACTTTTGGCTGTAGCCCAAATTCCCGCTGCTGTTGTTAGTGGATCTGACATTAAAACTACTCCCCTATGATCCTCCTATTTTAAACGGAAGTTTTAGTCCCTATCAAGTATTCCCTCCAGTCACACGGGCTTGGGGGTGGTTCATTGACACCCCACGGGGATACCCATCCGTGAGAAACCAGTATCTGATTGACCTTCTCTGAACAAATAGCACCTTTATGATTTTTAACTTTAAATCCCAAGAACTTGGGTAGTTTTCTTATGGCAAAAAATAGATAGTCCGTGAAGCCATAATAATCCTTATCTGTCTCTAGATGAACTTCTAAATCGGTTGCAGTCAACGGGACGGGACAGTCATATAGTTCATACTCAGCCTCTGAGTAATAGGGCCAAAGCCTACGCCTAAACACTATATCCATATCATAGAAGCGATTAGAGTCCTCATCTATAAACCCTATGTGGTATGCTGGACACCCGGTAAAGAAGGTAGTTAGTTTACCTAAAGTGTTATCTTTACTAAGTATAATAACTATCTTTACCGACATGGCTATATCATTCCTTAGGTGAGGTGGGGTACTTGGATTTTAACCAGATGCTAGCAAATTCTGCTAATCCCAGCATACCCCCATACGCTATAGCATCCTCTACTCCAGCAGTTCCCCTAGCAGCCTCATCTACGAACCACCAAGTTAGAGTCAGGATAGCTAATACTACTCCTATACGTTTAGTATCTGCCTCTTTAGTAATAGGGTCGACTAAGCAGTCGTATATGTTAAAAGAAACATCTGGATCTTTATGGGCGTTGTACATAAGTACCCACATGACTCCTAGTATAAATAGGAAAGGTATATAACTAGCTATGTTAATGTAGTTAAACAGTGCTGTTAATAACTCCACGGTTAGGCCTCTTTAAGTAGAGTTCCTGCTTCTGCAAATACTATACCACTAGGGATATTATGTTCTCTCAGCTTAGCTATAGTCCAACCCATGCGATCCTGGAAGTGAGGTTTATCAGAGATACTGGTGAAGTTGCCTCCCCACTCTAATCCACATTCATCAGCTAAAGAACCTACCTGGTCCCAGTCTGTAATACTGTCTTCATTAGTATCTGCACCGTTATCCCATACCCAAGTTTTACCGTCAGAGTCTATGATGACTATATCAAAAGCCATACCATAACCGTGGAAAGAGGTAGCTACACTCTTCGCTTTAGTTACTATACGATTCTCTTTTTCTGTAATGTAATAGAGTCCAGCAGCCTTCATAGCTGCATTTACTTCTGCCAGTTCAAACCTACCTTTGCACCAGTATGCATACTGGACTGCTTCGGTACGTAAGGCTTGGGTCATACCTATACGAATACCAAACCTCTCCATAGCTAGAAACTTTAGTTTTAGATATTTGGATTTAAGGAGGGGGTGCAGGGTATCTATTTTCTTGGTCACAGTCTTGCCTCCAGCAATCCAGTAAACCTAACGTTATTAGAAACGGTCCAGTTGTCATCCGGGTTATATATCCCCGTTCCGTCAGCGGTGCTGTAAATTACAGCAGGTGTGCCATTCACCCCCGATGTACCTGCGAAAGTAGAACCGCCCGCTAATGTCGGCGCAGCACGCATTTGGAATTCAAGATTGGACGATGAGGTGAACCCTGAGGTAATTGCTTGTCCAATACTATGTAGCGTGTATTGGCGTGCGTATCGCTTACACCTACGTAAATCCTCCTCAAAAGTAGCATCATCAACTGCAACTACGGTGCCTGGGTTAAGAGTCACGTCTTCAAGAGCGAACACGTTACCTATATTAGCGAAATCGTTGACCTGGTTTGCAGTACACATATTTGGAAAAGCGTTCCAGGTATTATCTACACCACTATTTTTATCGCTACCCATAGCATTAATAAAGAATAGCGTTAATCCGATACCATTTGTGGAACTAGATACTTGAGATGTACCCCCCGTAACAGTAATAGACTTATACTCCCAAGTATCCATTAAATTAATGGTGTACTCTTTTATGAAGTAAGTAGAGCCATTATATATCGCCAAGCAGTGTATACCGGGTACAGAGGACTTAACATTAAACCCTACAGTGAAAGTATTATCTATATACTTCACGCACTCATATCCTTCAATATGGGTCGCTTGGATAACATAGTCAGCAGCAGCTGGGGAAGCTAAGGCTGCTGTTACTGTAACAGTTCTACATAACTTACCGGTATAACTACCGACAGACTGAGCTATAGTAGCAGTAGAACCCGCTGCGATATACTGGAATATCCAACCATCCAAATCATATGAGCTATCTACTGGGGATACAAAACTAGTCCCCGTTTGTGCTACCCTGAACTGACCATTGAGAATGTCGTTCTTTATTCCAGGGGTAGTTATGACTTGTACTGAGGGGTTACCGCTTTCATCCACAGTAACCTGATTACCACTATTGGATACTTTAAATAATCGTGAAAGCTTGGCTATTGAATAACTATTACTCATTGTGTTACTCCTGTGTTAGTAGTATTGCATATGCAAAACTAACGTGTTATTGATTATGACTAATAAGTAGGGCATCTCACTTAAGTCGATAATTAAGGTTTACAGTAGTAGTTTAACTCTATGTTGAAACCCCATGATAGTTCCTTATTTATAGAAATGTTGAAATCTAAAAGGGGTGAATACAAACTGCCCGAGGGTGTCGTGATGGTATCCTTTGGCAATAGAAACCAGTCGCCATCCAAAGCCCCCTGTGATGCAGAACTCACCGAACCATGTCAGGGGCATAAGGTACGCAAAATGAAAGTATTTATCAGTGGTTATCAGATACCAGCCGCCCACGCCCTTTGCGCCATCTCTGATATAGAGATTGCCTCGCACCTTTACAGGAGTCGTCTCTGACACATTAGCTTGTAGGAGCTGGTCAAAGCCCTGTGCAGGGTTGCGGTTCATGTAAGTCAGGGCGAGCATATAGTCGCTGTAGTCTGGATGCTCCGCTTTCCACGGCGCGTCTCCGATAGCAAGGTTATCGGAGGGTTGAAACCACTTGAGCCAACGCGGGAGATTGCCATCAGGTCGGACGAACAAAGCAAACAGCCAGTTGAGCAGATAGGCTGTCAGCGTGATTAGGACAGAGGCTAGGGCTTTGAGGGGATAGGTCATGCAAGCGCCTTCACCAGCTCTGCACGTTCTGTCGCAATCTGCGCCTCTAATGCTGCCAGCCTATCGGTCGGGCCGCCCAGTAAGACTTCCCGCACCGCTCTGGACTGTGATTGCTCAAGTGCATTTATGCGCCCTTTGATAGCTGCGATGGCGGCTTCTTTCACCTGCTCCGGCGTAGGCGCGCGCAATGCGTCCTCCTCGGCTTGCGTTATCAAAACGCAACCTACGGGGAGTAGATGCAAAGCCGCCCCATCCATGTCGTCGTGGATTTGACCGTTGCTGTCTTTATGTAGTGCCATTATTTTTTCCTTTAACGAAGTTCGGTTGAAACACCACTTGCTACTGAAGTTTCTGTAAGCAAATAAGATGCACCATTTGGTATTAGACAGTTTCCAACAATCTGCGGGGTTGCGGCATTCCCGGAACTATGTCTAGCAAAATCGAAAGGTGTTCCTCTGTTGATGGAAATAGTAACCCGAATGGTAGCTCCTGAACCATCGAATGACTTTCGCAAAATGATAGGCTTACCCGTTGTGTTGTAATAAGTTGTTCCAGCAACCCTTGTAACGGCCTGCCAAGTTTGCCCGTAATGTCCGCCTGCCAATGCATTGTTTGCTGTAGTATTAGCAGTCTCTGCTGTCTTCGGGTCAATCGCTCTTTGATAGTTCCTCACCTCGCAAGTGGTAGAGGTGAGCATGTACGCCTCGAAGGTGTCCCCTGCCGCTGTGGGGATAGTAGCTCCACCTTGCAGGATAGTCAGCCCTGCACTGTGTGCCAAGGGACCAGCACCATCAGTGGTTATTTCATAAGTTACTCCTACAATCCCAGTAAATGAATCTATCTGAGCCGTACCAGTAAGCAAGATCTTAGTAGCTTCACCAAGAGCGACTGTTGAAGCTCTAGCAATAGATACTTGTGTTGCTTGTACTGCTGCATTAACTATTCCCATTTTATGTCCTTATTTATATTGGTATATATTACCATGTGATAGCATGAACTTCATCAATAGTTGTAGCAGCTATAACTTGTGCTGTTAATTTTTGACGTTTACCAACTGCTGCTCCTGATAGATTATTATAAGCAGCAGCCTTTAACAAAACAGATTCAGCAAGTGCAGCAACAGTAAGTCCGGATGTTAATGAGATTGCAGTTAGCATCGGTGTGGGAGTAGAGTTATTTGTAGTAAATGCTTGTGCTTCATTATACTGATTAGGCCATGTCAAAGTCTCTTGTGTTGGATAGGGGTTAACTATCATAGCTAGGTCATGTTGACAACTATTATTAATCTCAATAATTTTATCAGCTTTTGTTTCTTCTAATGACTTTCCTGACTGTACTACTACTACCCAAGCTCCATTCTGGAAGAAGCATCCTTCCGTAGAAGCATTAAACATAGGAGGTGCGATAGGCGTAGTCTGCATCCAGCTTGCAGGGTTATCAGTGTTAATTAATTCTCCGGTGTGTGGACTATATGCGTACATGTTATCTCCTTAAATAGCCTGTAAGTGGTCACAGGCGGCACGCAACCCAGTGCTCCAGACCGAGGACCACGGGGAGTAGAACCAAAGGGAAGCCCGCGAACCGGAGTGCGCGCCGCACGCGCGCGAGCCGCCCAGGATGACGCGCACAAGGCCATATGTGCCTAAGGTATAGATAGAGCCTCGCTGACTACCCGCAGCACCTGTATTGCCGGTCACTGTCTTGTAGCTACCCGCGCCAGATGCGTCCTGGTGTGCACTAGAATCCTGCCCCCACGTCCATTGATGGCCTGACGCCTGCTCAATGCCGTACTTGCTGGTGTAGCCTGCATTGCGTTGCGTGGTCGGGTAGGTTGAAACGGTGGCATCGATGGACTGGTTCTCGGTCACGCCAAAGAACGCTGTGGCAGCTTCTTCTTCAAACATCAGGCGCTTCTGCTTCGCGCGCGCCAGCTCGTTCGCCACCCACCAGTTCAGCGATGGGTAGGTGGTTGTGCCATTCCCCCCGAATGCGGTTGGAATCTTTGGCAGTACCGTTCCGCTGGCGATGTTCGTGTTGTACTTGCTGGTGCCGTTGGTGTCGGTATCGGTGCTGGCAAGGTAGATGTCCACCCACACCTCTCCATCCACCAACACCATTCCGCGCGGGTCGGATGCCGCTGGGCGGAACTTCAAGTCCCAGATGCTCCATGCGTTGATACCAGCAATCTTATCTACATCAGCTTGAGTCCAGATCATGCCATTGCCTGTTGTGGCAAAACCACCACTAGCAACCGTTGTACCTGCAGCTACAAGACCGTGATGGAAGCCTCCGATCTTGCGCCAATTGCCTGCGGCGGGTGCGCTTATAAAGTCCGTTGTAGCCTGAATCGTTGCATCGTCCTTCACCCAGATTGCGTAGTCCGTTCCACCAACAAGGGCAGGCATAGTGATAGCTGTATCAGATGAGAATGTAACCATAGTTTCAGCCACACTAATCCTAGTACCTGCCTTTATTGAAAGTGCTCCCGCAGATACCTTAGTGAAGATAGGGGTTAATGAGTCAACTTTTAAAATTGAATTGTAACTAGAATTGTTTAACTGGCCCAGATTAACAATATGTCCAGACGATGTTGCATCTGGAACCAATACCCCAGTTGAATCAGCTATTAGTTTATCAACTCCGCCAAATTGGATAGAGCCTGATAAACCATCTGCTGCTGTTTTTAATGATATGTTTGACACATTAATTCCTTATTAGTTATACACTGTTACTATCAACAGCTAGTATCCCCGCTATGAGCCCATACCAAATAGGTGCAATAAGGGATAAGGTTATAGCAATACTATATCCCGCCAGAAGGTGTGTCTTCTTGTCTCTTGGAATACTCACCACACAACCCCCTCTACTTCCGCTACTAACAAGTTTACCAGCTCCAGTAGCTGTCACTTTACATACTAATCCAGGTTCTCCAGTGAAGGTACTGACATCAACACTTGTATCAGTAAGAGTTACACGAGAGTTATTCCCTAGCCCTGTAGTGGCAGCTCTGGTAATACTAACAGTTGGACTAAATATACCTGGGGTATCTAATCCTTTAGTTCTATTTATTTTTACACTCATATCATTTCCTTAAACAATTGTCCAGACAGAGCCAGCAGACACTGTGACTATAGCACCAGCAGCAACCTCTATCGGTCCCGCACTCATAGCATTCTTGCCAGTAGTAATTGTATAGTTATCTGTAACAATTTTATCGTTCTCATAGAACACCCTATCGTTACCACCTCCAGTAGCTCCTCCAGTAGCTCCTCCACTAGAGCCTGCTGAAACTACGTCTATACCATTACAGTACAAACTATTACTAGTGCCCTGGGGTATCGTTACACCTAGCCCGGCCGAGGTTTTAATAGTAAGACTATAAGACCCTGTAGTAAGATTCCTTACCGGCATGGTTCTAATTACTGAAGGTACTATGACGTTAATGTTAGCCGATAGGACCCCAACGAATTCATACGCAGAGTTAGCAGCCTCATTAGCCGTTAAGGTTACATTGGCTCCACCTGTTACAGACTTAGTCAGTAGAGTCTCTACCATTTTAACAGGGGTTACAGAAGCATCAGGAATAGATACGCTAGAACCAGACACTCCTAAGTATTTAACAAATACCGTCAAGCCGTCTGGTAGCTCAGGGCTAAACACTAAAGTCTGACCTACTAGGGTGAAATCCAAATTAGGACGTTGTACTGCCCCACCTACAGATACGTCTATGGCCTGAGCCAGTCCCGGATTATAACTGAGTGGGTATCCGGCAGCATACGTAACCGCATCTGAAGTAAAACTATCAGTCAGGTATTGTTCAAATTGTGGTGACTTACCGTAATACATCCCGTAATACATCAATGCTCCTTAGTCTTAATAGCTGATGGCGTTTACTTTAGCTATCGTGCTTGTAGTGGATTTATCTATTTTAACCATCGCAGCTTGTTTACGAGCTAGTGCCGTTTGAAATGCTGCAGCTACTGATAGTATAACAAGTTGTGCATCAGCAAGCAAGAGCACTTGAGGGCTATTGGTAGAGTCGAAGAATGTAACTTTGGTCAACCCAGCTGCCTCAGCCAAACGCTTAGCTGAATCAAGCTTGATTGCTGAATCGAAGCCACCTTGATATGTTACCGTACCCACTAGTACATCTGCACCTGCGTCTAGTTCATATGCTGTGCGGACTTCGGTGCGCTTAGCCTCTTTAGCGTTAGCCAGGAGTTTAGCAGCTGTGAATTCAGGCTCTGGAGTGTTACCGGCAGCTACCCAGTCCAGGTATTCGCGGTAGTCACGGTTACCCTCTGCGAAGGGGATTGAAGCTCCGTCTGAGAGGCGGGTTACTGAGTTTTGTAAAAGTTTATACATGTTTAATTAGTCCTTGTTTTTGTATTAGAGTTCTGCATCGGCAAACCAGTAGAACCTGTATCCATATAGTCCAGTAGCAATATGGCTTGTAGTAAATCCTTCAGTGGTTGCAAACATGGATATGGCGGTAGGGGTTATATTATCAGTACTAGAAGTGTTTCTCATCTCTGTTATCTTATTTACGTTTCCAGCTGCGTCTGTAAATGATATAGTAGATATAACCCTTTTAGCTACAGAATAGTTACTAATACTCCTAATATAGTTGTTAGTAGCTGTACCAAATTCATAGTATGTGTGCCCTGTTTCGTAATACCTCTGGCACAACTCCAGCTCAGTCCCAATAGGGCGTTGTTCAAACGGGGTTGCCAACGAACCCTCTTCCAGTTGAACCTGAGCAATGGAAATAACTTTAGAAGACTGCCCTATAGCTCCTGACCTACTATCATAAGTAGACCCCGCATCTAACCAGATGGTCAGACCGGTATAGCTAGAAGTGCCTATAGTTTTACCGGATATATCAGGCACTGTTATAGTTTTTGTGTATTTAGTCCAGGTGGTAGATAGTACTTGGGCTTGTCCTACTCCTAAAGTAGAAGCAGATCCCCCACTACCAAAATTCTGGGAAATCTCTATACCTATAGAAGGGGAACCTACGGCAGCTTTAGCCCAGAAAGATAGTGTTACTGCCTTACCTGCTAATGAACTAACTCCTTCAAGTCTCTGACCGAAATTACATAGATTCCCTGCTCCAGCTACGGAGTTTACTGTTATCTCAGTGTAGTACTGAGCCCCCCCAGAGCTAAATAAAGCATCACTTGATGTGAGGGTACCTTGTGCGGCGGAGAAAGTAGTTCCCTCCACACCTACTAACCATCTATCTGCAGGTCCGTACACTCCACTAGTAGTAACCGGGGTAGTACCCCTCTGCCAGATATCGAAGTTACCATTTATAATCTTATTTCTAAACCCGAACAACTGAGAGCCGTTCACGGCTTGGGTCTGGCTAGTAGCAGCTGCAACAATAGTCTTCCCGGTAGTAACATCTACAGAGTGAGTCTTAACCCAAGTAGGTACTACCCCGGCCGTAGCAGGAGCTGCATACCAGTATTCCTTAAGTGCTCCTGTATCGGTCCACTTTTCCAACCAGCATTCACCGGTTGTATCACGTCCAGCCCAAATTCCCGTAGTAGTATTAACTGCTACGTTAAAGGATTTACCAATTTCAATAGTTCCAACGGTAGCTGCATTAGTAACATCAGCGTATTCCCTGACCTGGGCACAGCCAGCAGGAGTTAAGGTACGTAGTAAACCTGGACTCTCTTGGTTTATTGGAGTCCCATTATCCTTAAGCATTGCGTATGGTAATTTGTTCATGGCTTTATTTTAGTTGAAGTTGAACTTCATTTGGTTATATGTTCAGGTAAAGCGGTTGTTATTTAGTGTACCATTTATATCCGCTCACACCTCAGGTTCTTTGTCCTTTATCAACTTGAAATGCATCACCGAGGGGTGGGGTAGGTAGGTCATGGCTTCGGATACTTCGCCTTGACAGCGAGACAAGCATCTATATAAGCCTGCTGCGCTGCTGTATCTCCTTTAACAACTGCATCTAGGTAGTCAGCCATCGGCGGGTATTCTGCGAGACGTTTGTCGGTATATGACAGCCTAGCTGCTGCCTCGGCGGCCTTAAGCTCTCTGTGCGATGAAAGCTCCGCATCTGAAATAGGGATGAGTTCGGGTTTGATATAAGCGTCCTGCGAGCCGTCAGCGGCGTAGGCGTAGATTTCGTTTGTTAGTGTATTTTTATAATGTTTCATGATTTTACCTTTATCTTAATTCAAACCAGCTTCCTTTTGTAGGCGAACCAGCAGCAATGTTTATTGAGTATGTATCACCTACTCCTACCAAAAAGCTCAACCCATTAGCGTATGTTGTCGAACCTCCGCACGACAGTTGACCATAGGTAGAATTTACAATAGCTACTACGGCATTTGGAGCAGAGCCAGTACCTCTAAAATGCACAACGATTGGCCTCCCCGTCGTGTTCGTGTACGTCGTGCTGATGGCTCTGCTCGCAGTCACATCCTGCCAAGTTTGCCCATAATGTCCGCCTGCCAGTGCATTGTTTGCTGTAGTATTAGCTGTATTCGCCGTAGTGTTAGCAATTTCTGCTGTCTTCGGGTCAATCGCTCTCTGGTAGTTCCTCACCTCGCAAGTGGTCGCGGTGAGCAGGTACACCTCGAAGGTGTCCCCTGCCGCTGTGGGGATAGTAGCTCCACCTTGCAGGATAGTCAGCCCTGCCCCTGCGGTAATATCTCCAGCGCCGAGGCATTTGCGTTTGTAGGTTATCCCTGCGACACCGTGAAATGCGGTAATGGCTACGCCTGTGTCGGAGAGAGTGCCTTCGAGTGATTCCCCCGTTAGGTCGGTAGTCGCGGCACGGACTGTGGCAGCTACGGCATTCACGCTTAAAGCACCATCAGTGAATGTCTTCACTCCAGCAATACCCTCATTCCCAGTAGTACTTACCTTAGTAGCTAAGCCATTGCTTAAATCAACTGGACTCACAGCCCCAACCACGGGAGTAACCTTGCGGGATACGATCTGTACTTCGTCATCCAAAACTGCAGCGGTACCTCTGTAGTACTAGGTACCGTCGGTAGCTGTGAATTCAGATGGTAATATTTTAGAGCCATTCAGGAATACATCTACACTTCCAGGCGTATAGGAAGCACTAAAAGTCGTTTGACCGGAAGTAGCAATGTACGCATACCTGTACTCTGCATCAACGATGTCGTTAGGAGCTACTCCGTAGTAAGCGTTAGATTGTGCCATAGTTTATTAACCTGCTATTTCCAAAAGTTCAATAGATAAGTCTATCATCAAAGTAGTATCAGTAACTGCGTGTACTATGTCACCAGCCTTAAGTACCATCTTAGGCAGTTTAGCTGCACCACCATAAGGGATGGAGATTGCATTCAAACGATTCACTACACTAGCTCCGTTATGAATCTCTAGCGTTAAAGTATGACTGGATTTATTCACATTGTCTATGTTAGACGCCGTACCATGGAAAGCGATGACAGTAGTACCAGATGCTACCGGTCCATACACTTGGGCTAGTACATTAGTTACTTGAAAGTCTGCCCTGTTAAAAGTTGTTGTTGACATTTTTATTCACCTAAAAGAATGGAATATATAATTGCATTAGAAGAACCTGCTTCTAAATCTGTAATAGTCGAAGTAGTACTTTGATATACCTCGAACTGTTCGCCTGCCGCCGGTAGGCTTGGTAAATCTGTAGCCCAAGTAAAACTACTATCAGTCTTAGATAGTAGGGGGCGAACGGTGCCAGCTAAGGCTCCACTAGTAAATTGTACTAGATACTTACCAGTAATAACTGTAGATACTCCACTAGAGGTTAGCGTAGAAGATAACGAAGCTAATGTAGGCGACGGACTTGCTGCAATAGTTCCCGTAAATACTCTCTTGGAGTAGTTAGAGAATCTCCACGTATCGACCGTATTCTTCAGTGCTACCGTTGGGTTGCCGTCATCATCAAGGCTGGCACAGACATACGATGTCCCATTTGAGTCAGAGGGTTTAGTTAATAGCTCCACAGAAGACAGCTCTGACATCCTGGTGTCAGTCTTAGCAAAAGAAGCTAAGGTAGCGGAAGTTACCCTAACCTCCACTGAGGTACCTGAAGGGAAACTGGCGGTCGAAGTATTCTCACGGCCTCGGATTACCGTCAGTACATTTCCAGTCTTAAGGAAACACTCTACTATCTCCACAGTAGTACCAGTATCTAACGTAGCTAAAAAGTATTGACCAGTAGTTGGGCTGGGAAATTTACTAGCGTCTACTAAGGTAATAGATATATCCGCACCTGTAATAGGTAAGGATAGTGTAGTCTTAGCGTTGTTTGCAAAAAGTTGTTGTCTCAAAGTCATAGTTAAACCTTAGGTATGTATACTATGGAGCTAGCCGTAGTTTTTAGTTTCATTTCAGTGCCCAGGGAGTTTATAGAAGCAGTAGCCCTAGTAACATACGGTGTGTGATCCTCCGTTAAACTTAGTAGTATTTTAGCAGTATTATGCCTTAGGTACTTATTAGCGAACTTAGGTATTGCAGTAGAAGAGTTATAAACCTGTAGTCTGCTCAGTTCGTCTAGATTACAAATACCTATATACTCACCTAATGTAGTAGTACCTGTATTTTCATATATAAATATTTCTCCGGGTAAATTAGGATATACTCCCTCTACCTGAAGTAAGCTTAGCAGTAATACCTTATTCTTATTTGAGTCTAAAGATACCTCTATGTTAAGGTAGTCTCCTGGTCCTTGGTAGAAGGGGGGGTTTGCCATTAAGCCACCTTAATAGTCCACTCGAAGTGGATGCTAAAATCTGCCGTCTTAGGAATACCGGGAAAAGTCTTTATGTTAAACAATGAGTTGTTGGAGAATAATAGTCCAGCCTCGGTGATAAGACTACCATTGGCGGTTGACTGATCAATGTCAGCGATAAACGTAACTGAAGGTATGGCCATATCCGTAGTATTATAGGTAGTCACACTTAATAATGGGGTGAATAATGTGAAAATAGACCCACTTACTGATTTAGGGTATAGGCCCTCAGGGTCTACTGTTCCACCGGTACCTATCTGTAATCTATCTATTACATTAACAACAAACCCGCTATTATAGATAGAGGACAGCATATACTGTTTCGAAGTTAACACAATTAGGTTCTGTTTAGTAAGGACCGGCTCAACGGTCCCATCCGTGAATACTTTACTAATAGAAAGAATGCCATCTAAGGTGTGTATTTTAAATACAGCCTTAACCCCGGTTACTATACTTGAGTAGAGACATCTTACCTTTTGGAGTATATGTGCTGGAATATTTTTCA